AGGCCAGGTCAAGACGATAAATAATATTTTTCTTTTATTATTTTAATGACTTCTAAGCAATCTTTTTGATTTCTAGGAACAAATAGGTCTGTCTTCCAATTATTTAGTTTTATATAGCGTTTAAATAGCTTCCAAACCAAAGGAAACCTTTCATTTGGATTCCCTTTACATTCTATTATATAACGAGGAGGGTTTTGTGTATCAACAAAGTCAGGAGTGTATGTTATAGGTAAAATCTTTTTATTTCCCCTATCGTGCAAGAATTTTTTAGCTGGTGTTTTTTCATAGCTACTAAAGTCAGCTACAAAGCTGTCAATGATTGTGAACTTTGTTGATTCGTAACCTGAATCTATTTTATGAGCTTTTAACAATAAGTACATGTGAGATTCGAGTTTGGATTGAAACTCGATGCCATCAACTTTGGTTTTTTTAAACCTAGTTATCTGTCTCTTTTTTTTTGGATATCTACGCATCTACATCTTCCATGTACAAGTAATCTTTTTTACTCATCAAAGTTGCTACGATAGTAGCGTGTTCAATAGAACTAGCGTACACATTAAAGTTTGCGTATTTTTTAGAAGTACCTGTTTCTAGAGTCTCTTCAGAAATGACAGGAACATATTTTTTAATATTATTTAAGCCTGCCCAGTACAACATTTTGTTTACTTCTTGGTCAATTTTATCTCTGTCCTTCAAATACTGCACAGCCATTTTATTTGTTACTTGTAGTTCTTTTGAGGCAATATACACATAATTATTATCAAATGAAAGTAATTCAATAGTGCCATCATCACCAATATGTAAATACAAAAAACTATTTATTAGATATTTTTTGATATCAAGATTTCTTAATATCTGTCTTATCACAATGATTTCATCATCTGTGGCTTCTTTATTAATAAACAATTTATCGAAGGGAAAGTCCATACACAAATATAAAAAAAACCCTCATGGGATATGAGGGCCTCTTTTGATGAAAACAAGATACAGGATACATAAGAATATATCGCTATATGCAAATATACAAATTTTTATTCATCATAAGGTGAATCTCCGTATCCAAATTCATAATTAAGAGTCAATAAAAACAGGTGAGCTTTTATTGTTATATAATTTTCTTCTAAAGTAGGTTCATAGAATTCATAGCCAACCATAATCCCTTGGTGAGGCCATCTGACAGTAAAAGAAAGTTGTGACCAATCGTACATAATTAAAATATATGAGTTAAACGTGCTACTTGCCCAAAATCAGGATGATGTAAAAATCCCTCAATAGCTTTTGGGTTGTGTTGATATCCATTCCTGTGATGCCAGGAATCAGCAGAGCTGGGGCTTCTCAAAGATTCAACAGTGATTCCTTGAAAATCTTTTGATGTTTTATGGTGCACATGGTGAGTGTAAAAATACCTATGTTTTGTATCGTGCCAGGACTTAGCTGATTCAACAGCCATAAGCAGTGGCAAGTCTTGTATCTTCGCTCCGTCACCATGTGTACTTCCTATAAGATTCTTTCCATATTTAAAATATTTTCTATGCGATATGCTTGCATCGAATGAAACATTTTTACATTTTCTAAACCAGCTTTTTATTACATCTGCCAGAAAGAAACCATTTGTGTAATCATGATTCGA